TACGAAGATGATTATGTTGAAACAGCTGACACCGGAGTTGTATTAGGATTTCAAAGCGATGTTAATGCAGCGATATTAACCTATACTACAACTAGTGGTGTCGATGCTACATTTAACTATTATATAAAGACATTTATCTAATATAAAACTTGCAAAAAGTTGAAATATTATGTACACTGTATAGTATAAGTAAATACAACACAACAATCAACAATACAAATTTAGAGCAGTACTAAATTACGAGGTTATCAAATTGAGTATCATTCAAGTAATAAAACGTAGCGGTAGCCGCGCCCCGTTAGCAGTAGATAAATGGCAAGCCCAGATTACAAAAGTATGTGCTGGAATCGCAGACGTAAGTCAATCAATGATTGAAATCAAAGCACAGCCACACTTTTATGATGGCATTAGCACACGTGAAATTGACGAAATTACACTTCGTGCTATTGTTGATCTTATTGACATCGAACACAATCCAGATATAGGGCACACAAACTATCAATACGTAGCAGGTAAGCAACGTCTAAGTATGTTGCGCAAAGACGTCTACGGTGATTATGAAGTTCCTCGTCTATACGAAATTGTTAAAAAGAATGTAGCAACGGGCTTATACACTAATGAACTACTTGAGTGGTATAGTGAAGAAGAATGGGACAAAATGGATTCGTTTGTTGATCATACCAAAGACGAAACATATTCATATGCGGCCATTGAACAGCTAATTGAAAAATATCTAGTACGCAATCGTGCTACTAAACAGATTTACGAAACTCCGCAGATACGTTATATAGTCGCGGCAGCAACAGTATTCCATAAAGAAGAACCTGGTAGCGCACGTATGCGTTTTATCAAAGAATACTATAATTGCGCCAGTGACAGTTTGTTTACACTAGCAACGCCTGTTCTCGCCGGCTTAGGCACACCAACTAAACAATTTAGTTCATGTGTATTGATCAAAGCGGACGACGACCTAGACAGTATATTTGCATCAGGTGAAATGATGGCCAAGTATGCTAGTAAACGTGCTGGCATTGGTTTAGAAATCGGTCGCTTACGTAGTTTAGGATCACCTATACGTGGCGGCGAAATACAACATACGGGTATGATTCCGTTCTTGAAAAAATGGTTTGGTGATTTACGTAGTTGTAGCCAAGGCGGCATACGTAATGCTAGTGCAACTGTATTCTACCCAATTTGGCATCATCAGTTTGATGATTTAATTGTACTTAAAAACAATCAAGGTACAGAAGAAACCCGTGTACGTCATATGGACTACGGTGTTGTACTAAGTGCTTTCTTTTGGCGTCGTTTTAAAAATAAAGAAAATATTACATTCTTTGATCCTAACGAAGTACCTGACTTATACGAAGCATTTTACACTAATACTGAATTGTTTGAAGAATTGTATGTTAAGTACGAGAAACAAAAAAACCTACGTAAGAAAACAATGTCAGCCGAAGAAGTATTTAAAGGCGGCATTTTAAAAGAACGTACAGATACAGGTCGTATCTATCTAGTGTTTATTGATAACGTTATGAAGCAAGGACCATTTGATCCAGAATATCATACCATCTATCAAAGTAATCTGTGTTGCGAGATTTTACTACCCACTAAGCCATTCAAACGCTTAGATGATCCAACTGGTCGCATTGCCCTGTGTACACTTGGTAGTATAAATTGGGGTGCTTTCCGCAATCCAGAAGACATGCGTCGTGCTTGCCGTATCCTGCAACGTAGTTTATGTAACATTTTGGACTATCAAGATTTCTTAAGCATACAAAGCCAATTGTCAAACGATGAGCTACAACCCTTGGGTATTGGTATTACTAACTTGGCCTATTGGCATGCTAAACGTAGTTTACAATACGGCGATAGCGATGCCCTACAAGAAGTTAAAAGTTGGATGGAACATCAAGCATTCTACTTAACAGAAGCCACAGTCGAACTTGCTAAAGAACGTGGCCCATGTTTAGATTCTGCAAAAACACGTTACGGTCAAGGACAGTTTCCTTGGGAGAATCGTGCAGATGGTGTTAATGAACTTGCTGACTTTACACCAGAACTTGATTGGGAACAACTACGTAGTGATATGAGATCATATGGTGTACGCAATGCTACCTTAATGGCTATTGCTCCTGTAGAGTCAAGCAGTGTTGTTATTAACTCAACCAATGGTATTGAAATGCCTATGAGTTTAATTTCAGTTAAAGAATCAAAAGCTGGCTCATTCACACAGGTTGTTCCGGAATATCATAAGTTAAAGAATAAATATCAACTCATGTGGGAACAAAAAGATTGTTCAGCATACTTAAAAACTGCGGCAGTACTAGCGGCCTATGTGGATCAAAGTATCAGCACTAACACATTTTACAATCCGGCACACTTTGCGGATCGTAAGGTGCCCACTACATTGATTGCTAAGAATTTAATGCAGGCACAGCTATGGGGCATTAAAACATTCTACTATAGCTTGATTAATAAACAAGGTAGTAAGATGGTTGCAGAAGTAGCGCCAACAATGGCACCAATAGATTATGATGATGAAGAGGGCTGCGAAAGCTGCAAATTATAAATGAGTAAAGCACAGTATAACCTAAGTAAGCCAACTAACTATCTACAACGTAAGATGTTTTTGGATCCGGCAGGTCCAGTAACAGTGCAACGCTTTGAAGAAGTTAAGTATAACAAGATTGCAGATTATGAAGCTACAGCACGTGGTTTCTTTTGGCAACCAGAAGAGATTAGCCTAAGTAAAGATGCCAATGATTTTAAAAGTGCCAGCGATGCAGTCAAACATATCTTTACTAGTAACTTGTTACGTCAAACAGCTTTAGATAGTCTGCAAGGTCGCGCACCTAATCAAGTATTTGGCCCAGTAGTAAGTTTACCAGAGCTAGAAGCACTTATTAGTAATTGGAGTTTCTTTGAAACTAACATTCACAGTAAGAGCTACAGCCACATTATTCGTAATATCTATAATGTGCCTAAAGATGTGTTTAATACAATTCATGATACACAAGAAATTGTCAGCATGGCATCAACCATTGGCAACTACTATGACAAATTGCATGTGATTAACTGTCAAGCTGAACTCGGCATTAAAGTTAGCGAAACAGAACATATTAAAGCTATTTGGCTAGCCCTACATGCTAGTTACGGCCTAGAAGCATTCCGCTTTATGGTATCATTTGCCACAAGTTTGGCTATGGTGGAAAATCGTATCTTTATTGGTAATGGTAATATTATCAGTTTAATTCTACAAGATGAATTACTACACAAAGAATGGACAGCGTTCTTGATCAATCAAGTGATTAAAGAAGATCCACGCTTTGCTGCTATTAAACAAGAATGCGAAGCTGAGGTGTATCAAATGTACCTAGACGTTATTTGCGAAGAGAAAGCATGGGCCGATTATTTGTTCAAAATGGGCCCAGTTATTGGTTTAAACGCTAACATCTTGAAAGATTTTGTTGATTATACCGCCGTAGATGCACTAAAACAAATCGGTATACGTTACACTAGCCCTGCGCCTAAATCAACTCCGATTCCTTGGTTTAATAAGCACAGTGATACCAGTAAAAAACAAACAGCCTTACAAGAGTCCGAATCAACTAACTACGTAATTGGCGTAATGAGTGATGAGATGAACTACGACGAATTACCTACACTATAATAAAAGGAGCCAATATGTTAACTGTGTATTCAAAAGATTCTTGCCCATTCTGTGAGCAAGCAAAGAATTTATTAACAATGAAAAAGATTGCGTTTGAAGTAATTAAAATTGATGAAGATTTAGACGCACGCGAGTTTATTATGAGTGAAGGGCATCGTACAGTGCCACAAATTTATCAAGACGGTAAACTGTTTGTATCGGGTGGCTATCAAGGCCTACAAAAATTAACCAATGAACAACTAAACGAAATGTTAGGGGAAACAAGTGCTAGTAACTAATAAGTACGACAAGGATACACTAGTATCATTTAAATTAGTAAATGGTGATGAAGTTATTGCTAAGGTATTAGAAGAAACTGCCGATGAATTCATTGTATCTAAACCAATGATTGTAGTGCCAAGCCCACAGGGTATTGGCTTGATGCAGAGCCTATTTACATCTGAGTTAAATAAGAGTATACACATTGATAGACGTCATGTTATGCTACATGCACAAACAAGTGGCGCATTAGTAAACCACTATATACAAACAACAACAGGTATTGAGCCAGCTGGCGCTGGTGGTATTATAACTTAGGATTAGGCATGTCGGAGACAGAAACAACTAGTTTTGTATTTGATCCAGAACAATCAACTTATATTTTGTTTATGGAAAAATCACAGTCAGAGTCTAATTTAGAAATAACTGACTGGGATCGTAGATTAATTCATCCAACTGCCAACGAATTAAAAATTTTTAATTTCCTTGATAATCATAAAAGAACATTAGTTGTATATATGCAGGATCATTATGACGAATATGATCATAATGATCCTACTGTAGCATTGGCTACGTGTATTTGTAATTTACCTGATCCTAAAATTGCCGGCTGGCCTAAATTTTATAATAATTGGGAATTTGTAGCAGCAGGCAACGATATATTATCGTTAGATTTATCAAAATTATAACTTAGGAACAAGCATGGCAGAACATGATATTAGTTTAGTAACTGCGAAGGCAGGCAGTGTAATAGCAGAGAACATGAAAGTTTCTCTGGCTACTGCTAGTGGTGCACTTACACCTAGTACCATTACCGCCATGGTTGGTATAGCCAAAGGCACAGCATTACAACTTGCTCCTACTGTGACTGGTGCTATGGCTAATATGGACAGTCAAATTACTGATTTAATAGCTGCTAATACAGCACCTAGTCTGGCATTAGCGGCAAGAATCACTTCAGCAAAAGCAAATCTAACTGTACTGCAATCGCAACTTATGCCAACTGGCAATCATGCGGCATTTGGTCAAATTTTAAATCAAGCGCAAGGACACATTGCTGACTCACAAGAGTTAAAAAAAGCAACTGATTTTATATCAAATACATCATTTAGTGATTATGGCACGGGCATCACCAACATGAGTTCTATGGCCACACAGGGATTAGATGGTGCGCTTGGTGATTTAGGTAATGTATCGAAAGCATTTGAAGCTGCCGGCCCTGCGTTTGATTTAAAGGATATGTCAAAGTTTGGCACATCGGCTGGGCTTATTGATAAATTAAATACTGTGAAATTAGGTAATGCCAGCGGAATCAATGGCGCAATTGCTGGCGCAGGATTAGATTTAAGTATGCCCGAACACACAGCGCAGGTTGATAAAATTATGGGTTCTATTACTGATCCTAAAGTTTTGTCTACAGTTACTGAACAATTGGGTATCAGTCCTGGTGGGTCAATTGCTAGTCTTAAAGACCTAACTGATTTAAATAAACTAGCACCTTCTGGTTCTGGTTTAACTGCGGCCAATTTACCTGATATGAGTGCAATGGCCAGCAAGTTTAGCGATATGGGTGCAAAATTTACAAGCCCGGCAGCTGCGGCAGGTATGTGTAGTGCAATTGAAATACCATCTATTCCTAACTTGGAAGCAGCCGCTCCGTCATTAAGTGGATTAATGAGCGGTATGTCAACAGATATAGGAAATATGACAGGCACTGCATCGGGCCTATCTGCTCTAAACGGAGCAAATGGATTACCTAATATATCAGATTTTACTCATGCTGTTAGCGGCGGTCCTGAATTAGCGGCAATTAATGCTGCCGGTGCTATTACTGATGAGCAGATTACGGCACTTGAAGATTCTCTGGTTAAATCACAAGGACTTATGACATCGGCAGGGATTGATTTAACTGTTCCGCCTATGCCAAGTTTGGGTAGTGCAATGAGTTTTGCAACAAATCTACATAAAATAGGTGCAGATACATCTGGTTCTGGCATTACTGATGCGCTTAAAAACATGGCCAACACTGCAAGTGCTAGTGGCGATGCGATTAAAGCAAGTTTAGCAGAAGGTAAAAATAAAGCATTAATGATGGCGCAGGGTATAGCTCCACTGAAATTTGGCGCCTAGTTACGAACTTACGTAATCGCTATACCTAAGAAGAAACATTGTTTGTAATTGATCATCCCAAAAGTCCAAACAAATAATACTTTGTTCATGTCCTTCGGCACCGGGTTGATAACCCCTATGCTCACGCACAGTGAATCCTAATGTAGTACGTAATCGCCAACTGATTAGTACAGTAGCCTGACCATAATCCTCTATAATTTTATTTCTAAGATTATTCCAATTTTTATGCGATAGTGTAAGTGTTTTAGTCATGCCCATCTCAATACAAATAAAGTTAATTGTTCATCGGTTTCAAATTCCAAAGTCATGCCTTGTTGGTGTAATCTGCCTCTAGGTAAGTTATCATCCATCCATGTGTAGATTTCTGGTTCATGTTTTAGCCAATAACTAATATCAGCAATAACAAGATAGTGCCAAGGCATTTCATCATCGAACGGACCTGAGGCTATAAACCTACGTCCGTTAGCACCGTCTAGTAAACTCATTTAATAATATACCGATCGATTATCTCTAATACACGTTTACGATCTTTACACTCCCACAATTCTTGCCATTGCATATAACCAAGGTCACCATCATCTTCCATACTACGACTGATCTTGGGATAGGTGTTAATAACTGCCTGCCCGAGACGATAGTGTGGATTTTTAATTAAGTCAAATATGAACTCTTGTTCAAATTTCTCAAACTCCTGCATGGTTATTTTCATCTATCCGCCAAACTTTAATAAAAATATTGTAGCCCACTGTTCATCTTCAATTTCGATAATTCTATCATTATTGAAATACCACCACCCATATCCACCTGTTTGGTTATGCAGAACATACTTACGTTCTCCTACGTTTTGTTCTAACCATGTAACCCGGTCTTGAATATTTCCGTAACTTAAATGTCTGATACTGATCTTCATTTTGTAAAGACGTACACGCCTTCAAACTTTTCACGCCCGGCAGTCTTATCGTTGCCTACACCTGGACGAGTGTTAAGCATCATCTTAATCGTACCTGAATGTTTAAAGCCTAACTTCTCAGCAGTAGCGATCCAACGCTCGCATACAAAGTATTCTTTATTACCATATGACTTGTAGTCTGCAATGTTGGTAGCAAACACACCATCACTGTTCAAACCTTTGTGTATATTTTTCATAGTGGGCACAACATAGCCCTCAAACCACTCATCTAATGTAGTATAACGAACCATACACTGTGTAGGCTCATCACTGTACTTTTCTAAGTTAAAGTACGGCGGCGAACTAAACGCAAGGTCAATATCCTTGGGCTCGTATTCTTCACTAACTGCCTGTGTGATTAAACCTCTGTTACCAACTGCTTGTTCTATCAGTTCACTCAAGTATGTTAAGTGCTTGACTGTTTCTGTGTTAGGGTCGATACATTGGTAGTTATAACGCATGTTACTGGTTGTTATACCCAGCATGCGGCCGCCATAGCCCGCACTGTAGTCATAGACATTGCCCCAAAGCACAGGGCATAAGTGTTCTACGATAGCACGTGCATTTAGACTCTTAAAGTTCTGTACGTTCTCGCCTGTGACTAACTCTAATGCACGACGCAGTGCAGTTGGGCTGACTAGATTGTTACCTTCTCTGTATTCAAAGCATAAGTTGATAGCACGTTTTAGCTTTGCATCATTTAAGAAACGATCTTTAAGACTGTTACTGCCGCGGCCCTTAGGTTCAGCAGTCATCATGTTTGGGAACAGGAATCTATTAATACCTTGTCCTTGATTATTACCCAAGTTAATAACATTATTCTTAACACTATTAGTCACAGTCTCGGACAAATCTTTAATAGCACTAATCAATCCAGCTTCTGTGTAGTAGACAATTGGCGTAATGTTAATACTACGGTAGATGTCAAACACTTGCTGTACTGTTGCTTCTGGATCTTTAAGATACTGTTCTTTTGTGTAGGTGTCTAATTTATCCTGCACTGATTCATAGCAGGTAAACTGCGGTTGAGTTGCATACTGCGCTATTCCCCAAATATTGTGTAAATCTGTTATGCCTATCATTATTCGTGCTTTAGATAAAAATAAGTTATGTATTCTTCTGCTTCTTGCTGTTTGCGCAGATCCCAATGCCAGGTGTCGTAGCTCATACGGCGCACACCTTGTCTATGGTCAAGTTCTTTGGCCATGTCCGTGACTGTAACGTCCCAGCTTAATTCAAACTGTCTGGGCTCATGCTCTACATACATGACCAAATGCCCACCATCTTGTTCTAATAGGATTTTCATACTGTTATTATATACTCATATTACTCAAAAGTCAACGGAATATTTTGGTTGACAGTTTGGTAAAATGACTGTATAATAGCACTTATACACTAAAGCAATGGAGCACACAATGACATACACATTTGATGAAAACTTAGTCAGTGACCTACATAAAGATGCACGTGGCTCACGCCCAGATGAATACTTTTGGGAAGAATGGACCAACATTGATGCGGCTGGCAAACAGTTGATTTGGGAACGTTTATTGGGTGAACTTGATGTTGCAGTCAAGGAAGAACAAACCCGTGACCAACAGGCAATTGATAGCTTTGAAAAGCATGTTGTTTCATTGGAGTCAATTAGCAACTCACGCAAACAATCTATTAGATGGATTGTTGAAGGTTTGGCTCTTACGGATTCAGATAAAATGTATGGCGGCGACTACATCTGCTACAAGTTAGGTCTACCATACAGTTATGCTAAAGAATTTGATGAAGTATTGCAGGAATTAGCACTTTTTGGTTGACTTTTTGACAATACGAATATAGAATAGCACTTGTCTATAACAACACGAGAAACAAAATGAACAAACCGGCATACAAACAACGTGTCAATTTTCAGGTTGGTAAATCAATTGACTTAACCGATGACGAAGTTGGCTCATATATGATGTTCTATTTAATTGGAACTAATGTTAAGCAAATAGTTGAGCAGGTAGTAGCAACAACTAGCAATGGCACATTTAATATGCAATGTGCAACTGAGCTTCGGACACGAGGAATACATATTGTTGTTAAGGCGGGCACCACAGCGAATAGAAAATCTATTCATACAGTTGACCCATTTAATCAACGAGGCAGAGAAATCTTAAATGAGTTGGGACGTTGCTTCCAAGGAGTAATTGAAGGTGCAGATGTAGCAACCCGATCTGCATACGAAATCCTTGCATCAAGTGATACCTATGAATGTCATGTTGTTATGGTTGCACACCGAATACATTCTAAATTAGAATATTCAACTGATATTGAGCAAGATATTAGTGAACATGTTATGAAAACATACGGAATTGAAGTTGCAAATAAAGCAACTAAGTTTAACAAACAGAGAGAAATATCACGCTGGGGCAGTAAACACATGGCAATTGCATTTTAAGGTTGACATTTTGGTAAAATGACTGTATAATGCTATACATACACTAACAACACAGGAGCAATAAATGAACGCTAAACAAATTACTACTGCTTTAATTCAAGGTACTTTTACCAACGAAGAATTAGCCAGCATTATTGATGCTATTAAGTACGCTCGTTTAAACTTAGGCAAAGCAACTAAACGTAGCTTGTCTGTCGGCGACAAAGTTCGTTTTGCTAGCTCACGTAGCGGCCAAACAATTACAGGCACAGTGCGCAAACTTGCTATTAAAAATATTGTTGTAGATACTCCATTAGGTGCGTATCGTGTACCAGCTAGTATGTTGGAGGCAGTATAATGAATATTGATGATATGATTATTGTCAATAACATTAACCAAGCAATCTTTGATGCTGATATCGCAATTCAAGGTGAGGATACTGCTATTACTAACTGCATCAATTGGTTGGAAGAGTTTGAGTTTAATGATGTTGAATTAGAAATGATGTCACAGGCTATTTTAGTAATTTTACGCGAACGCGATAACAAGGAGCAATAAAATGGCAGGCAAAGCAACTTCGGTATACCTAACAGTATCGGTTAAAGAAACACACAAGACAGCATTCCATAAACAATTCTTTAATATGACTGGGTTAAATCAATACGTTGCTACTGACGAATTTAAAGAAAAGTATCCTACTACTGAATTTTACATTACCAAAGAAACATATTGACTTACTACAAAAAGGACTGTATACTATGTTAAACACTAACACTAACACAATGGAACAAGCAATGGTTAATACACTTTATTCGATGCAAAATGCTTTTGTAAAACGCAAATTTGACCCAACTAAGAAAGCAGACTTGGCAGTATACAAACAGTTTATCACAAATGGCTCTTGGGGTGATTCGCCTTGTCCGTTTGAACTTGAATGGCCTGCGCTGAATATTCCCAGCATGATTGAGCGTAAGATTTCAGAATACATGGTGCGCAATATATAACTCGAGAAACCCTATTATTAACCTAACCAAAGGCTCTTCGGGGCCTTTTATTTTGGCTATAAATATTGTATTAGGAATCAATAATGGCATCATACTCATTAACTGCTACCAACACAAGTCAACAAAGCCCTGTACTTAAGAAGGGAGTTATTATACTGTATTCATCAGTATCAATTTATTTTGTAGTGGGTGAGAATCCTATAGTTGACCCTAACACGTGCGCTGTACTACGTGCTGGCGAAAGTAGAACGATGCGTTTTCCTGTTAAGTGTAGTCGCATTGCTGTGCAAGCAGTCGGCACACCCGGAGCAGTAACTATAACAGAACAAGCGGGCGGAGTAAAAGCTAGCTGTACAGCATAAGATTAACTAAATACACTAAAGAGAACGATATATGGCAGCCAACGGAATTTCAACACTGATGCTATCAAGTGGCTTAACAGCAACCAGTTATACTCAAGCCAGCAGTTATCTAGTGGCAGTGGGTACGTTTAACTATGACGCATACGGTGCTGGATTTGCCATTAGAAAAGATGGCGGCGCAATAGATGCTTACATGGCGCAGGTTATTGCCTTGGGTGCTGGTGCTAGGAACTGGACTTTTGTGCCGGGTAATGGACAACCTAGTTTTACAAGATCAATGACTCAACCTGATGGCACTAATATCTCCAATGATCCAAGTGAGTCCGGTG